GTTTCGCAGCCGCAAAACCCGACTGTCAAATTTTCTATAAAAATCCGCATAACCATTGTCAAAAAATAGACAACAGCAAACCAAAAAAAAGCCCCCGCCTGTGAACGGGGGCATAAGGAGGAGAATACAGAAAGGAGAAACGCTTGTGTTGCACACAAGCGCATGATAAGTATAAACTAAATTAGAGGAATTACAACATGCTCGAACACCTACAAGAATCCGCGCCCCCACCGGAGGTACTCAACGTGCCCCTGGAAACCTTTTTGCCTATGAAAAAAGCAAACGCCGAGCAAATTCTTGAAGCGCAGATCAATACCAGCGACTGGTTAACAGAGCTGGGCGCCAAAACCGAGGAAGAGATTCTTACGGAAATGGAGCATAAGCAGGTCACGGAGGCGTTTAAAGATTCATTAGTGGATCAGGAGAAAGCAAAAACCAGCCTGACCCAGATAAAGACGCCTGTTGCAGTGCAGCGCTTGGTGGGAATGTTGACGGCGTACGACTGGCAGTTTGTGGAGCAGGCGCAGCATATACGTGGGATGGCGGTGGCAAAGATATTGGAAGAGACCGAGCACCCTGATGCCCGAATACGCTTAAAGGCGTTGGAGATGTTGGGCAAGGTCACCGAGGTAGGACTCTTTACCGAGCGTATTGAGATTAAGAAATCAGATTTAAGCGACGTGGAGCTGGACGAGCGTATTAAACAAAAGCTAGACGCCCTGCACAAAACGATTGAAGTCGAAGCCGAAGAGGTTGAGACCATTGAAGATGAAGAGAATGACTGACCCTGAACTGCAGGCGCTGCTTAAAAGCATGACGCCGCAGCAGAAGATTGAATTTCTCGAAGAATTGGAAGAACAAGAGCGACGCCTACGGTTGCGCAACGCCCGAGGTGACATGATTTCCTTTGCAAAGGAGGTGTATCCTGGGTTTAAAGAGGGTGCGCACCACAGGAAACTGGCGAAGATTTTTGCGGACGTGGCTTCTGGTAAGAAAAAGAGGGTGATTATCAACATCGCTCCCCGTATGGGTAAGTCAGAATTTGCCTCCTATCTGTTTCCAGCATGGTTTTTAGGGCAGTACCCCGAGCAGAAGATTATTATGGCGACCCACACCGCTGGACTGTCCGAGGATTTTGGTCGAAGAGTGCGGAATCTCATTGAAGGAGAGGACTATGCGCAGGTTTTCCCCGGCACAAAGGTGGCTGATGACCAGAAAGCAGCAGGTAAATGGTCAACAAACGAGGGCGGGCAATACTATGCGGTGGGCGTGGGTGGTGCACTTGCAGGACGCGGTGCCGATTTGTTTGTTATTGATGACCCACATTCCGAACAGGATATAAAAGCCAACAGCAGAGCTACGTTTGACAATGCTTGGTCGTGGTTTCAGACCGGACCGCTGCAGCGGTTGATGCCAGGAGGCCGAATTATCGTGGTAATGACACGATGGAGCCTGGTGGACTTAACTGGGCGGCTTCTCAGCTTTCAAGCACGCAACCCTGACGCAGATCCTTGGGAGATTGTGGAACTTCCGGCTATCCTTTTTGAAGATTCTGAGAAAGAAAAGAGCCTTTGGCCCGAGCAGTGGCCCTTGGAGCAGTTAAAACAGAAGAAGATGGCGATGGACCCCCGGTACTGGAACGCCCAGTACATGCAGCAGCCCACGCTAGACTCGGCGGCGTTTATTAAGCGAAGCCACTGGCGGATATGGGAGGCAGAAGACCCACCGTCATGCGATTTTATTATTCAGTCCTGGGATACGGCGCACGAAGCCAAGACAACTGCGGACTACACGGCATGCACAACCTGGGGCATTTGGTACAACGAAGAAGAGAACAATCGACCCAGTATTATCCTTCTTGACGCTTTTAAAGATAGAATGGAGTTTCCCGAATTAAAGGAAACAGCCTTTAAACAATGGAAAGAGTGGGAGCCTGATGCGTTTCTAGTAGAGAAAAAAGCTGCTGGCGCTCCGTTAATTCAAGAATTACGCCGCATGGGGATACCTGTTGATGAATTTACCCCAAGCCGGGGCAACGATAAGATTACACGGGTTAACGCAGTATCTGATTTATTTGCCAGTGGGTGCGTATGGGCACCTGATACACGATGGGCGCGGGACGTGATTGAAGAGATTGTGGCGTTTCCAGTTGGAGAGCACGACGACTACGTGGACACCATGACCCAGGCACTGTTACGCTTTAGAAATGGGGGGTTTATTACACTCCCTAGCGACGAGCAGGACGAACCAATGTATTTTCGTAGCCGCAAGGCGGCATACTACTAGGAGCCATTATGGCTATTGATAAAGCACTGTACCAAGCGCCCAAGGGCATTGAAGAAGAAGCCGATGTGTTAATGGGCGAACCCGACATCGAAATTGAAATTGTAGATCCCGAGGCAGTCAAAATTGAAGCTGGGGGCCTAGAGATACTGATTGACCCAGACGCAGAAGGCCCTGACTTTTACAACAACATCGCAGAAGAAATTGACGAATCTGAGCTTCAGAGCCTGGGCGCCGAGATGCTGGCGTACGTACAAGATGATTTGGACTCCCGTAAAGACTGGGAGAGGACGTATAAGGAGGGATTAGTTCTTCTTGGCCTGAAGTACGAAGAGCGCACAGAACCGTGGGACGGGGCTTGTGGTGTATTCCACCCTATGATTACAGAAGCCGTGGTGCGGTTCCAGTCGGAAACCATCATGGAGACATTCCCTGCCCAAGGGCCGGTGAAGACCAAGATTATTGGTAAAGACACACGCCAGAAAGAAGAAGCTGCTGCCCGTGTAAAAGAAGACATGAACTACGAGCTGACCGAGCGTATGCCGGAGTTTCGTATGGAGCACGAAAGGATGTTGTGGAACTTACCCGCCACAGGTTCCGCATTTAAGAAAGTCTACTTCGACCCCAACCTCCAGCGCCAGACATCGGTCTTCGTACCAGCAGAGGACATTATCGTAGCCTACGGCACGGTGGGTTTGGAGAGCGCCGAGCGTGTAACACATCGTATGTACAAAACCAGCAACGAGATTCGTAAGTTGCAGGTGGCAGGCTTTTACCGTGACATTGAGCTGGGTGAGCCAACCCGATCAAAAAATGAGCTGCAGGAAAAGAAGGACAAAGAAAGCGGAATGTCTGCCATTAACGACGACCGCTATGTTCTGTATGAGATCCACGCCAACCTGGATTTACCGGGCTACGAGGACATGGAGGACGACGAGCCGACAGGTATCGCAATACCGTATGTCATAACCGTGATTGAAGGAACAAACGACATCCTGTCGATACGGCGCAACTACTACGAAGACGACGATACAAAAAAGCGACGCGATCACTTCGTGCACTACGTCTACATCCCAGGCTTTGGGTTCTACGGCTTTGGGCTGTTTCACCTAATTGGTGGGTTTGCGAAATCAGCGACCTCGATCATGAGGCAGCTTGTGGATGCAGGGACATTATCAAACCTGCCGGGAGGACTGAAGTCCAGAGGGCTGCGCATCAAAGGCGATGACACACCGATTGCCCCAGGCGAGTTCCGAGATGTGGACGTTGGCTCTGGTGCACTGCGGGATAACATTCTGCCGCTGCCCTATAAAGAACCCAGCGGGACGCTGTACCAGTTGTTAGGGACGATTGTCGAAGAGGGGCGTCGTTTTGCCGCAACAGCGGATATGAAGATTTCGGACATGTCGGCGCAGGCGCCCGTGGGCACCACGTTGGCCTTGTTGGAGCGGATGCTCAAGGTGATGTCTGCGGTTCAGGCGCGGGTGCACTACGCGTTTAAGCATGAGCTAAAGCTTTTGTCAGCGATCATTCGGGACTACACCGACGACGATTACGACTACGATCCTGCTTCGGGACCCCGTGTTGCCAAGCGTGCAGACTACGACATGGTGGAGATTATCCCTGTGTCCGACCCTAACGCAGCCACGATGTCCCAGAGGGTTGTGCAGTACCAAGCAGTAATTCAGTTGGCGCAGATGGCGCCCCAGGTGTATGACATTCCAGCTCTGCACCGTCAGATGCTCGAAGTGTTGGGAATACGCAACGCTGCCAAACTTGTACCGATGGAGGACGACCAGACGCCCAAGGACCCCATCACGGAGAACATGAACGCGCTGAAGCTCAAACCTTTGAAAGCGTTTATGTACCAGGACCACACGGCCCATATTCAGACACACATGAATATGATGAACGACCCAGCGGTCGCTGCGCTTATCGGACAAAATCCGCAGGCAAGCCTTATTGTGGGTGCGCTACAAGCACACATCGCCGAACACTTGGGCTACCAATACAGGCGTCAGGTTCAAGATGCCGTCGGTACACCGCTGCCCGGACCCGAGGAGAAAATCCCAGAGGCCATGGAGGTGCAGATTTCCAAGATGGTGGCAGAAGGTTCTCAGATTGTTCTGGCCCAAAGCCTACAAGCCAAAGCACAGCAGCAGGCACTGCAGAACGCACAAGACCCAATCATGATGGCGGAGATGCAGAAACTGCAGATCCAACAGGCCGAGGTCCAGCGTAAAGCGCAGAAGGATCAAGCAGATACGCAGATAAAGATGCTGCAGTTGCAGCTTGACCAGCTAAAAGCACAGCAGCAGACAGAGCTTGAAGGGGCGCGTTTGGGAGTTGAAATCGAAGCATCTCAAAGTGAGATGGAACTGAAGCGTCAGATTGCGGAAGCAAAACAGGAGTTGGAAGGGACGCGCTTAGGCGTGGACATTGGCAAAACCTTTGCGGAATCGCAGGAGGCACCTAGAGGATGATTAACAAATTCGTAGAAGTTTTACGCGAAAAGATTAGGGAAGATTTAAATAACTACGCCGACGACATTGCAGGCGGCGCTTGTCAAAATTTTGAGCAGTACCAAAAACTCTGCGGGGTCATCCAAGGTCTAGCCATGGCAGAGTCCTATCTTTTAGACCTTGCCAAGAAAGTAGAGGAAGCAGATGACTGACGAAACTCAGCAGGCAACCCAGTTGCCGAACCCAACAGGCTGGAAATTATTGTGTGCTATTCCTGAAGTCGAGGATAAATTTTCTGGCACTGATCTGTTAAAGCCAGATTCCATGGCAAAAATTGAAGAGCACAGCACAACCGTCTTGTTTGTTATTAAGGTCGGACCTGATGCCTACAAAGACGAAAGTAAGTTTCCGCAAGGCCCCTGGTGTAAAGAGGGTGACTTTGTGTTAGTACGTGCTTACTCAGGAACTCGTTTTAAAATCCACGGCAGAGAGTTCCGCCTGCTTAACGACGATCAGGTTGAAGCCGTTGTTGAAGACCCACGTGGGTATACCCGCGCTTAATAGGAGCTAATCATGGCAGAAAATTACAAATTCCCCGATGAAAAAGAACCAGAAGACAACGATTTTGAAGTTGAAACTGAAGAAGGCGATATTGAGCTAGAAATTGTAGACGACACGCCTGTAGAAGACCGTGGGCGTAAGCCTCTTGACCGTGAAGTTGCGGATCCAACGGATGAAGAGGTAGCTGAGTACAGCGAAAAAGTACAAAAGCGAATGAAGGAGCTTACGCACGCACGTCATGACGAGCGTCGGGCAAAAGAAGCAGCTACGCGTGAGCGGGAAGAAGCAATCCGTATTGCGCAAAAACTAATCGAAGAAAACAAAGCACTGCGCCAAAACGTCAACACAAGCCAGAACACGGCAGTTGAAAGTATGAAGGCCCAGGCTGAGTCAAATTTGGTTATGGTTCGTAAAAAGCTCAAGGAAGCCCAAGAGAATTACGACACAGACGCGATTATTGCCGCACAAGAAGAGCTGGCTGAAGCGAAGTTTAATATGGAGCGTTTGAAAAATTATCGCCCCGCCCCTTTACAAGAACGAAAAGAAGAGGTATATAATCAAACCACTACGCCGCAGGCACCTCCGCCCGATCCAAAAGCGATGAGCTGGCAACAGCAAAATCAATGGTTCGGTCAGGATGATGAGATGACCAGTCTAGCCTTAGCGGTGCACAAGAAATTGGTCGAGTCAGGGGTCGATCCCCGCAGCGATGAATATTACGAGCGAGTAGACACTCGCATGCGCGAAGTGTTTCCGAGTCATTTCGGAGAGACAAAGAAGGAACAACCGAGTAAACGTTCGGCTAACGTAGTAGCCGCTGTAACACGATCTGCCAATGGCAAAACAAAAGTTAAATTGACTAAGACCCAGGAAGCCCTGGCGAGAAAATTTAACTTGACCAATGAGCAGTACGCTAAAGAAGTCCTTAAACTTACATCGGAGTCCTAAAATGTCTGAACGAATTAGCCGTGACGGTGTGCAAGAGCGCACGCCTAGAAACCTTCAAACACGTGAGAGTTCTGCTCGTAGCATGGAATACGCGCCACCGAGCACTCTTCCTGACCCCACCCCTCAACCGGGCTGGAAGTTTCGATGGATTGCAACTGCCCTTCTGGGCGCTGCTCTTCCTCAAAATGTTTCCAGAAAAACCCGTGAAGGTTGGGAACCGGTCAAAGCTCTTGACCATCCCGAGCTTATGCTCGCAGGTGATAAAAACGGGAACGTTGAACTGGGCGGTTTAATTTTGTGCAAGATGCCAGAAGAGTTGGTGGATTCGCGCAATAACTTTTACCGCAAACAAAACGCATCCCAAATGGAGTCTGTGGATAACAACTTCATGCGTCAAAGTGACCCCCGTATGCCACTGTTTAGTGAAAAGAAATCTTCAACTACCAGAGGCGTCGGATTTGGAAATGGTTCTAAATAAATTTTTAGGAGTTAAAAATGGCTTATCCTACTGTTAGCAAGCCTTATGGCTTGCAACCGGTCAATTTGATCGGCGGTCAGGTCTTTGCCGGTGCAACTCGCTACCGTCGTATTGCCAGTGCTTATGCAACGGCAATCTTCTATGGCGATCTGGTGAAACTGACAACGGACGGCACTATTGTTCTGGCTAACGAAACCACCACAGGTCCTTCTACGGGATTTGCTGGCGTTTTCCTCGGCTGCACATATACCGACCCCACAAGTAATCAAGTTCGTTTCCAACAGTATTATCCTGGTGGCATCACGCCTCCTACCGGTACGTTCATTAACGCCATTATTGCTGATGATCCCGACACCCTCTTTAAGATGGTTGTGGTCTCTGGCACAACGGTCGTTACTGGTATTCAGTACACAGGTATTGGTCAGAACTCAACCTTGGTTCAAAACACGGGTTCTACGATTACTGGAAACTCGCAAGTGGCTTTGTTGGATGCTACAGGCACGGCTAAGGCGTTACCTATTCGTATCGTTGACGTTGTTCAAGACACTTCATATATTTCTAGTGGTAACGTTTTGTTCCCAGAAGTGATTGTCAAAATCAATGCTCCTTCGATGGATGGTGATGGCGTATCGTCTGGCGGTCATATGTACAACAACCCGCTTGGCCTATAAGGAGCTAACAAATGGCTATTTCACGCGCACAACTACTTAAAGAACTCCTCCCAGGACTGAACGCTCTGTTTGGTCTTGAGTATGCACGCTACGGCGAAGAGCATAAGGAGATTTACGAAACCGAAACTTCCGAGCGTTCGTTTGAAGAAGAAACCAAGCTGTCTGGTTTTTCTGCTGCCCCCGTTAAAAACGAAGGTGCCGCAATTTCTTATGACAACGCACAAGAGGCTTTCACCGCTCGGTACACACACGAAACCATTGCTCTTGGTTTTTCCGTGACTGAAGAGGCCGTCGAGGACAACCTCTATGACTCTCTTTCTGCTCGGTATACCAAGGCCCTGGCTCGTGCCATGTCGTACACCAAACAAGTTAAAGCTGCAGCCGTTTTGAACAACGGTTTCGACACTAACTTCCCTGGTGGCGACGGTGTGCCTTTGTTCTCTGCTTCGCACCCCTTGGTGTCTGGCGGTGTTAACAGCAACGTTCCTACCACCCCTGCTGACCTGAATGAGACTTCTCTTGAGAACGCCGTTATTCAGATCGCTGCTTGGACGGATGAGCGTGGCCTGTTAATTGCAGCTCGCCCCCGCAAGCTTGTTATTCCTCCTGCATTGCAGTTCGTTGCTACCCGTCTCCTTGAGACTGAACTTCGTGTTCAAACGGCTGACAACGACATCAATGCGTTGAAGAATAACGGCTCGATTCCCGAGGGTTACACCATTAACCACTACTTAACCGACACCGATGCGTGGTTCCTTACCACGGACGTTCCTAACGGCATGAAGCACTTTATTCGTACCCCGCTTCAGAACTCGATGGATGGTGACTTTGATACCGGCAACGTCCGATACAAAGCCCGTGAGCGTTATAGTTTTGGTTTCTCCGATCCTCTGGGCATGTTTGGCTCATCTGGCGCGGCGTAATGAGAGGGGGCCTTGTGCCCCCTTTCTGTTTCAAGGTATTATTTAGGTACTAGGATTTTTACTCATACCGACTGACCTAGCAGACTTAGTAGAGACGGTGTGAGGATGTGCTACTACACAAGGAGTTTTCAATGGCTACGACCACGTTTACTGGCCCAGTAGTGTCTCAGAACGGCTTTAATACGACTGTTACCGACACTTCTACAGGCTCTTCCACTTTCAACGTTAGTACTACCGAAGTCACAATGACCGGTGCAGGCGGTGTTGGTGGACGTACTCTTTTCCAACTTAATGCCGACGCTGCGCTTGGTTCGTTCACCAATGCTCTTAAGGCCATCACGGTCTACGGCGCTTCTGGTTCTACTTCTGGCCTGGGTTCAGCCTTTGTTGCTGAAATGACCCTCTCGGCCGGCACTTCTGCTGGTACATACGCTCCCTTGGAGCTTGAGCTTAACGCTCCTGCCAGTGCTTCAACCGGCACCATGACCTCGTTCATCTATGCTTCTACGCAGGGTGCGAACGTCGCTGCTGTTGACGACAATGCCGTGTTCTTTAACCTTCAGGGCGTAACAGCCGGTGCTGGTCATATGGTTGTTGCAGGCACTACGCTTGGCACCGCTTACGGTGGTCTCCGTGTTCGTGTTGGCAATACTAACTACTGGGTTCCCCTGTACGCTGCTGAGCCAACCTAATGGAGCTAACCAAAGAGTACCTGTTGAGCCTTAAGGCCCAGGCGACGGAACAACGT